GTCTGTTCAATCCTACAGACACTATCAGCAAGCAATTCAAGAACGGCATGATGGGCACTGGCGTGTTGGGCTTTGACGAGATCAACATGTCTCAGTCTATCAAGCAACACACAACTGGCTCACGCGTTGCCACTGGCAACTCTGTGACCACTACTGTGACTGCTCAAGGCACAGCTTCATTGGCGTTGACTATCGGCTCTGGCCTGACAGTTAAAGCTGGTGATGTGTTCACTATTGCTGATTGCTTTGCTGTGAACCCACAGACCCGTGAATCCACTGGTTCGTTGTTCCAGTTCGTTGCTTTGGCTGACGCCACTGCCAGCGGCACTGCAATCACCGTGTCTGTTGCTCCTATCTACACTGCCGCCAATGCTTTGGCTACCGTTGACAGCTTCCCTGTCTCTGGTAAGGCTGTCGTGTTCGTAGGCGCTGCTTCTAGCCAGTACGCTCAGAACTTGGTTTACCACAAGGATGCCATCACTTTTGCAACTGCTGATTTGTTGTTGCCACAAGGTGTTGACATGGCTGCTCGCGCAGTTCACAACGGTATCTCTTTGCGTGTCGTGCGCCAGTACGACATCAACAATGACCGTATGCCTTGCCGTATTGACGTTTTGTATGGTTTCAATACGATCCGCCCACAAATGGGCTGCCGTATCTGGGGCTAATCTGATTGGGGCTTCGGCCCCTATCTTCGTAACATCTTTGAAAGGAAATTATCATGGCTCTCCCTAATGGTGCAGGTGGTTATCAACTAGGCGACGGTAACGTCGGTGAAGCACAACTGTTTGTGCAAGGCGCTCCAACAGCTTTGACTGCTGACGCAACTTTGACTGCTGCTCAATTGTCAAATGGTTTGTTTACCAGCGACACCGCTGCCGACATCACTGCAACTTTGCCCACCGTGGCTTTGTTGGAAGCTGATATTAGCAGCGCTACCAAAGTAAACTCAGCTTTTGAGTTTGCAATTGTGGTTGTCGATGCTGCCTATCAAGTCACTGTTGCCGCAGGCACAGGCTGGACTTTGGTCGGAAACATGGTTGCGCTGGAAAGCACATCCGCTCGTTTCCTCGCCCGTAAAACCGGCGAAGGTACTTGGACTTTGTACCGCGTTGCCTAAACTTAAATGGGGGCTTCGGCCCCTGTTTTAAAAGGAACAATCATGGCAAATAACCAACCAATCGGCGTAGCTTACTCCGACCCTGCTCTTGACTCTGCCCAGTTCAAACTGTACACAGTGGGCACTTTGCCTACTGCCTCTACTGCTTTGGCTGGTACACGCGCCGCTGTTAGCGACTCCAACGCTGCCTATACCGCTGGTATTGGCGCAACGGTTGCTGCTGGCGGCTCTAATGTCGTTCCAGTCTTCTGTAACGGCTCTGCTTGGCTCATCGGCTAAAACTAAATGGGGGCTAATCACCCCCATTTTTAAACTATGAACATTTATCTTGAACATCCAGTTCATGGCGCCAAAGTGGCAACCATGGATTTAGAAGCTGAAATGGATGAAAGAAATGGCTGGACTCGCTATAATCCAGACACGCTTTCTGAAATTGAAGAAACGGCTCCTGTGAACGTGCTGGAAGTTAAACGCCGTAGAAAAACCACTGCTGAGGTTTAAACATGACAACGTACGCCGCTGGCCAACAAATCGAACGCGCTCTTAGGCTTCTCGGTGTGCTTGCTGAAGGTGAGACGCCTTCTGCGGCTACGTCACAAGACGCCTTGATGGCGCTCAACCAGATGATTGACAGTTGGCAGACTGAACGTCTGTCGGTGTTCTCTACGCAAGATCAAATCTTCACATGGCCCGCAGGCTTAATTAGCCGCACGCTTGGCCCGACTGGTGACTTCGTAGGCAACCGCCCCATTTTGTTTGATGACGCCACCTACTTTAAAGCGCCCAACGGCGTGTCGTATGGCATCAAGTTCATCAATCAACAGCAGTACAACGGTATTGCTGTTAAGACCGTAACATCTACATACCCGCAAGTGATCTGGGTCAACATGACATTCCCCAATGCGGAGATGTATGTTTACCCACGCCCAACGCAAGACTTGGAATGGCATTTTGTGTCGGTTGAAGAACTGAACAACCCTGCCAACTTGTCAACGGTGCTGTATTACCCACCAGGCTATTTGCGTGCGTTTACATACAACTTGGCCATGGAGTTTGCCCCTGAGTTTGGCGTTGAGCCAAGCCCACAAGTGCAGCGCATCGCAATGACTTCTAAGCGTGATCTGAAGCGCATCAACAACCCTGATGATGTGATGGCACTGCCTTACGCATTGGTGGCCAACCGCCAGCGTTTCAACATCTATGCCGGTAACTACTAATGAAGACGCCGATTCTTGGCTCTACTTATGTAGCGCGGTCTGTCAATGCGGCAGACGCTCGGATGGTCAATCTGTTTCCAGAGATTGTCCCAGAGGCCGGTAAAGAGCCTGCATTCCTAAACCGCGCCCCAGGTCTAAAACTACTCAACACAATTGGCACTGGCCCCATCCGTGGATTGTGGGCGTTCTCATCTAGCGATAGCACAGCTTTTGTTGTTTCTGGCACACAGCTTTACAAGATCACCACCGCGTATGTAGCTACGCTAATCGGCACGGTGGCTGGTACTGGCCCCGTCAGTATGTCTGACAACGGCACGCAATTGTTCATTGCGGCCAATGGCCCCAGTTACATATACAACAACACCACAAACGCATTTGGTCAGATTACTGATCCTGACTTTCCAGGCGCTGAAACTGTTTGCTATTTGGACGGCTATTTTGTGTTCAACCAGCCCAACAGCCAGTTAATGTGGGTGACACAACTGCTAGACGGCACGTCTATTGACCCACTAGAATTTGTCAGCACCGAAGGCTCACCTGACGGTTTGATCGCCGTGGCGTCAAACTTCCGCGAGGTGTGGGCGTTTGGTACTAACTCAATTGAAGTCTGGTATGACTCTGGCGCAACTGACTTCCCTTTGCAACGCATTCAAGGCGCGTTCAATGAGTTGGGCTGCGCAGCTCCATTTTCTGTGGCCAAGATGGATAACGGGCTGTTCTGGCTTGGCCGTGACCGCCGTGGCCAAGGTATTGTTTACCGCGCCAACGGCTACACCGGTGTTCGCATCTCAACGCACGCTGTCGAGTGGCAGATTCAGCAATATGCCGATCTGTCAGACGCTATTGCTTACACTTACCAGCAAGACGGCCACAGCTTCTACGTACTGGTTTTCCCTAGTGCTAACACCACTTGGGTTTACGATGCCGCAACACAAGCCTGGCATGAGCGTGCAGGTTTTGCCAATGGCGAGTTTACTCGCCACCGCAGTAACTGCCAGATGGCGTTTAACAACAAAATTGTTGTTGGCGACTTTGAGAACGGCAACATCTACGCATTTGACTTAGATGACTTTAGCGACAACGGCGGCATCCAAAAGTGGCTGCGTTCATGGCGCGCGCTACCGACTGGCCAGAACAACCTCAAGCGCACAACCCAGCACATGATGCAATTAGACTGCGAGTCTGGCGTGGGCTTAAATGGGTTTGTCGTCCCTGAAATAATTTATCTTGAAACTGAACTTGGCGATTATTTGGTTACAGAAACTGATGATTATTTAATTGCCGATCAGATGACAGTTGCAACCCAAGGCGCGGATCCGCAAGTCATGTTGCGCTGGTCAGACGATGGCGGTCACACATGGTCAAACGAGCATTGGGCATCCATGGGCAAAATCGGGCAGTATTACAAACGTGTAATCTGGCGGCGTCTGGGCATGACCGTCAAGCTGCGTGACCGAGTGTATGAAGTGTCTGCCACTGATCCTGTGAAAATTGCCATCATGGGCGCAGAACTTATTCTGAGTCCAACAAATGCCTAGCCCTAACGCTACACCAACACCAGTCACGCCACCACGAGTGCCGCTGATTGATCCTCGCACGGGCTTAATTGACCGAGCTTGGTATTTGTTTTTTGTATCTTTAATGAACGCAGCGACCGCTGTCTATAACGATGCTGGTCTTGGCCCAAGTTCAGAATCCTTAGTCGCGTCCTACGATGCCGCTTTGCAAGCACTCGCGCAAGAAGTTGAAACTCAGCCCCCGCCAGTTGATCTAAGCGCTGAGTTATTTAAGCAGATTGAAGCAGCGGGTCTGATTGACTGCTGCTCTGCTTTGGTGTCTCAAGTTGCCGAAATGCAAAAGCAATTGGAAGCGCTTAATCTTTTGCCCCCACCTACGCAAGGTACGGTAACCGCTGTGACGGCCACAACGCCCGTGGTGTCGTCTGGCGGCACTGCGCCTAACATTAGCATGCCTGCGGCCGACACCTCAACTGACGGCTATCTGACATCGACTGACTGGAATACTTTTAACAACAAAGCGCCAGCCACTAGCGGTACATCTATTTTGTACGGCAATGGTACTGGTGGTTTTAGCAACGTCACTATTGGCTCGGGCGTTAGTTTCGCCGCCGGCACGTTGTCGGCCACTGGCTCAGGCGGCACAGTCACGTCTGTTACCGGCACTGCGCCTATCGCGTCCTCTGGCGGCACAACACCAGCCATTAGCATTTCACAGTCTAGTACTTCTACTGATGGTTATTTATCCAGTACTGACTGGAACACATTTAACAACAAACAACCCGCTGGCACTTACGTCACTTCCGTTACGGGCACTGCGCCAGTCGTGTCTAGCGGCGGTACAACCCCAGCCATTTCAATGGCAGCGGCTAGTACGTCAACCAACGGGTATTTGACATCAACCGACTGGAACACGTTTAACAACAAGCAGCCCGCAGGCACTTACGTCACCGCTGTCTCTGTCGTGTCAGCCAACGGCCTTGCCGGTACATCAAGTGGCGGGGCAACGCCTGCGCTGACGCTATCGACCAGCATTACCGGCATTTTAAAAGGTAACGGAACGGCAATTTCTGCCGCTACGTCAGGCACAGACTACGCGCCTGCTACCAGCGGAACCTCAATTCTGTACGGCAACGGTGCGGGTGGATTTAGTAACGTCACCGTTGGCACTGGCTTGTCTTTTTCAGCAGGCACGTTGGCTTCAACGGCTAGCGCACCCTCGGCGCCAGTTACTCAAACGGCTAACTTTAGCGTTGCGGCGACTGACATTTGGCTAATTAACAATAAGTCAGGCTCAACTTGCACAGTAACATTACCAACAGCGTCAACCAATTCAGGGCGTGTTTTGTACTTTCAAAACTACCAAGTACAAGCGCTTGTGTCGGCGTCTAGCAACGTAGTGCCCTTGGCTGGTGGCGCTGCTGGTACATCAATCCTCTTGGCAAGTTCGGGAGATTCTGCGACACTTGTGTCTGATGGCACAAATTGGTTGATGACACAATACATACCGAACAATATCCTTCTCTTGGAGTAAACCATGACAGTCACCGTCAAAGTCCTCGTACCGGCTAAATTTGCCGAAAACGCCCAAACAACCCAGTACACAGCGACTGGCGTTACGGCCATCATCGACAAGTTCACCGCAACTAACATCAGCGCGTCTGCTGCCACGATCAGCGTCAACTTGGTCACGGTTGCTGGCTCGGCTGGTAACACCAACTTGATCACCAAGACCAAGACCTTGCAAGCGTCTGAAGTCTACACGTTTCCAGAACTGGTTGGTCAAGTGCTTGGTGTTGGTGACTTTATCAGTACAATCGCAGGCACAGCCAGCGCAATCAACATTCGCGTTTCTGGGCGTGAGGTGACCTGATGAGGATCGTCTACGGTAAAGGGTTTGAGATTGACAAGCCCATTTCGATGCTAGACAAGGTGCAAGCCTTGCAGGCCGAAGTGTCTAAGTTGCCTCAATACGAACCCGAGACAAAGCACTATTTCCATGGCGGCATGTACTGCCGTGAAGTGTTTCGTCATGCCGGAGTCTTGGTAGTGGGCGCAGTCCACAAGAAAGAACACTTCTATCTAATCGTGTCTGGTACGGTGGCCATCACCACAGACGATGGAGTGCAAGAGGTTACTGGGCCTCACTTGTTCTCAAGTAAACCTGGTACTAAACGTGCGGTGTATGCAGTTACTGATGCGCTGTGCATGACTTTCCACGCCATCGAGGCAAAAACTGTTGAGGAAGCTGAAGCCGAATTGGTTGAAGCAGAGCCTAATAGCATGTATAGTCTCGGTAATCAAGTTAAACATCAACTATTAGAGGTGCTGCCATGACATTTTGGGTAGCTGGAGCCGTAGTCGGCAGCGCGTTAATTGGGGGCAGCGCCGCTAAAAGCGCAGCGTCTACACAGTCGGCTGCCGCCGATCGTGCTGCTGAACTTCAAAATCAACAGTTTCAACAGACTCGGCAAGATCAAATGCCGTGGCTCAAGGCGGGCGAAGGTGCGCTGAACAAACTTATTGGTGCAGTAGATTACCAAAAGTTTGGCATGGATCAGTTTCAGCAAGATCCAGGCTATGCGTTCCGTTTGTCTGAAGGTCAGAAAGCACTTGATCGTAGCGCCGCCGCTCGTGGTGGTTTAATCTCTGGCGGTGCTTTGAGAGCAGCACAACGCTATGGTCAAGACATGGGTTCGCAAGAATACCAAAACGCATTTAATCGTTACCAGACTGAGCGTAACGCTATGTTGAACCCATTGCAGTCTTTGGCTGGTGTTGGCCAAACAACCGCTACCAATCTTGGTACGATGGGTGCGGCTAACGCCGCTAATGTTGGCAATTTAATTACTGGCGGCGCAGCGGCTGAAGCAGCAGGGCGCGTAGGTCAAGCCAACGCAATCACTGGCGGTTTGGGTACATATTTAAATTACAGCCAAGGTAATGCTTTGCTTAACGCTTTGCGTACTCCTCAAACCGTTGGCATCAATCCTGGCTACGGTACTAGCGCAGGCTATGGCCCTTAATAATTTCGAGGTGAATAATGGCTATTGATCCAAACATTGCTCTTGGCGTTAGAGGTATTGAAATTGCCAATCCCTTGGCGCAATACAGCCAAGTTGCACAGATTCAAAACGCGCAGAATCAAAACGCGTTGGCGCAATATCAATTAGGTTCTGCTCAACGTCAAGAAGTTTCGCAAAACGCTTTAAACGAAGCGTATGCAAAAAATACTGATCCGGCAACAGGTGAAGTTAACTTTGCGGGCGTGCGTAACTATTTGGCTGGAAAAGGTGCAGGAGCGCAAATTCCTGGTCAATTGAAACTTGAACGTGAAGCCGCGACTGCAAGATTAACGCAACAAAAAGCAGAAACTGAATTAGTTGATTCCAAATTAAAGCAATCGCGTGGTTTTCTTGACACCATTAACCCGCTTGATCCTAAAGCGCCAGAGCAATATTTAGCATGGCATCAAGCAAACCACGCCGACCCCGTCCTTGGCCCTGTTTTAAAAGCCCGGGGTGTGACGGCAGAACAATCAATGGCGCGTATTCAAGACGCTATTCGAAAAGGCCCGCAAGCATTCGCTGAACTAATTAACCAGTCCAAACTTGGTACTGAAAAGTTCATGGAGTTGAACAAACCAACCACGAATGTAGTTAATCGCGGTGGTCAAACAGATATTGTTCAGATACCTGGTCTTGGTGGAACGCCTGCGGTTGCTGGCACTTACCAAGACGTGCCTTTGCCTGCCAATGTTGTGGCGCAAAAGAAAGACATCGCTCGTGCCGGCGCGTCTAATCTCAATGTCAATACCGAAAAAACATACGGTAGTAAATTTGGCGGTTTGATTGCAGAATCAGATGCAGCTAAATTGAGTGCTGCCGAGAACGCACCTCGAATGGCTGAAAATGCTGATCGTATTGCCGATCTGTTGGCCACCGGAAAAGTCATCACAGGTACTGGCGCAAACGCACGGTTGCAACTTGCTAAGGCGCTTAACTTGGCAGGTGGCTCGGATAGCGAGCGGATCAAGAACACTGAGGTTCTTGTTTCTTCATTGGCTGAAACAACACTGGGTGCAATTAAAGCGTCTAACCTTGGAGCAGGTCAAGGCTTTACCAACGCCGACCGAGACTTCTTAGAAAAAGCTGTCGCAGGTCAATTGTCATATGACCAGAAGTCATTGGGTGAGTTGGCTCGGTTGTCTCGCCGTGCGGCTGAGAAAAGTGCCGAAGCGTGGAATAAACGTGCTCCAAATATACCTAAATCTGCTTTGGAAGGTACTGGGTATTCTACAGAACCAGTGGTTATTGCCCCTCGTAAAACTTCATCCGTGATGAATATTCCCGCCGGCGCAATTAGTGCTTTAAAAGCGGGACAAGGCAGCCCTGAGCAGTTTGATGCAATTTTTGGTGCAGGATCGGCAAAACGAATTCTCGGTGAGGGGAAATAAATGGCTGACAATCCGTTTGCTCAATACGCACCTAAGCAAGAGGCTGCGGCAAATCCGTTTGCACAGTTTGCACCTGCTGCGTCAACCAGCGAGATCCCTGCGGCTCGCCGTAGTTACTCACTAGGTGAAGTACCAATCGAAGCTGGTAAAAACTTACCAGCCAGCGCTGGTCAGTTTGTTGGTGGCGTGGTGCAGGCTATCACAAGCCCTTTGCAAACCTTAACAGGCATCCTTGATTTGGGCGCAGGTGCTTTGCGCAACTCGTTGCCTAAAAGCGTGTCTGGCTTTATCGACAAGTTTGACTCTGACCCTGAAGCTGCTCAGCGTGCAAGCGAAGTGGCGTCTGCTGTTGGCGGCATGTACAAAGATCGATACGGTAGTTACGATGCGATCAAACGCACATTTGCCGAAGACCCCGTGGGTACTGCGGCTGACTTGTCTACTTTGTTGACAGGTGGTGGCGCAGCAGCCAGTAAGCTAGGCGCTACACAAACCGGTGCGGCAGTGTCAAAAGCTGGAGCCATGATCAACCCAATGCGCCCAATCGCGCCGGTGATCGAAGCCCCATTCAAGTTGGCCGGCAAAGCCACTGGTGCTGTTTTCAATGCTCTTGATCCTAAGTCCACAGCGTATCTGACTGCCGTGGAAGGCCGTGGCCCAGAGATTGTCAACGCACTTCGTAATCAGACTGAGATCGTGCCAGGTAGTATGCCTACCGCCGCACAAGCCGCTGCCCCTGTGGGAGCCACCCGGTTTTCTGCAATGGGTGAATCGGCCTCCCGTACTACACCTACACCGTTCTTTGAGCGTGAGCAAGCACAAAAAGCGGCACAGTTGGCCGCAGTGCAACAAGTAGGCAAAACACCAGCGGATGTTAAAGCTGCCGAAGCCATTCGTAGTGCTACAGCCAAAGAGTTGTACGGTCTTTCTGATAAAGCGTTGGTTCCTGCTGACAAGACGTTTACCAGTTTGTTACAGCGTCCATCTATGGACAAAGTCATTGCGCGTGCAAGCGAGTTGGCCGCTGAGAAAGGCATCCCTTTCCAAGTGGGTCAGAACCGTCCAGCTCAGACTATCGCATCGTCCATCTTGGATGCTGAAGGTAGACCTATGGGGGTGACCACTATTCCTGGAGAAGTGGCTAAGTATCCTGGCAGCAGTCTTCACATGATGAAGATGGCGTTTGATGATTTGACCAAGAACCCCGAGCGGTTTGGTATTGGTGCAAACGAAGTTGGCGCAATCAACGCAACCCGTGGCAAGTTTTTGAACTGGGTTGAGGATAAAGCCCCTGCTTACAAAACAGCACGGGAAACCTTTGCCGCTCAAAGCAAGCCAATTAACCAAATGCAAGTGGGTCAATTCCTTGAGGGCAAGTTGACCCCTGCCTTGGGTGAAGAGACAGCTCGTTTGCGTGCTGCTGGTTACGCTGGCGCTCTTGACCAGGCTCCCGGCACAATCAAGCGTGCAACTGGTCAATCTCGATTTGACGAGTTGAGTCAAGTCATGACCCCAGACCAAATCAAAGTGCTTGAGTCTGTGCGTGACGATTTGGCTCGTGCCAAGCTGGCTGAGTCCCAAGCATCTGCCGCCCGTGGTGCTGGCCCTAATGTAAACCTGATGGGCACTGAGACACTGGGTAACGTGCGTGCTCCCAACTTCATCAACAACGTGACCACCGTGGCCAACGACATTCTGCGCCGGTTGCAGGGTAAGTTGGATCAAAAGTTGGCCATCGAGTTGGCTGCCGAGATGCTTGATCCTGCGGCTGCGGCTGCGGCGATTGAGAAGGCGCTTGCCCGTCAAGCCAAGGGTGAAAAGATGGCAGAACCTTTTAAGAAAACTGGTAAAGCTGCATCTCAGGTTCTTCGCACTCCTGCGGTAGTCAACATGTTGGCTCCGCAATCTGAAAATCAAAATGCATTGGCGCAGTGATGGACTACCAAGTTTTATTTAACATCGCCGTGGCCATCGCTGGCTTTTTTGGCGGCTGGACACTGAACCGCATCTATCAAGCCATTGACCGGCTTGATGGTGATGTGCGTAACATGCCTTTGAACTATGTTACCCGAGATGACTACCGTTCTGACATGCGCGACATCAAGGACATGCTCGGCAAAATCTTTGACAAACTCGATGGTAAGGTTGACAAATGAATGCGCCCGCTATTTTTTCTACTGCTGTTGCTACTATCAGGGGCTACGGCCAGAGAAGCCTGCATCGTCTCAGACTTCTATGGTCTAAGCTGGCTCGGAAACCCGAGTGAGCGTCACCAACGTCTGTCTGAGTGGCTAACCACCAACGGCAACGCTTGTTCATCTGAGCAATTGGTAGGAATTTGGAATAACTTGGCGCTATGGGCAGGAACAGCGGACAGCGCAGAGTTACGGCAGAAGGTACTGTATTACTACGCAAGGGCGGTGGAGAGGGAAAAGAAATGATCACTCTAAACAAATGGTATCCATTGGTGCAGCCGACCCACACCGCTACCCAGTTAGCGTTTGACAAGGCGGTAGAGAAAGTTCAAGAAGATTACAGATATGCGGTGGAATGTCTTAAACAAGTTAAAGCTACTGAAGCGATGGAAGTGGAACTCTACAACAAACGCGGTAGACAAAACACCATTGAACTTGGATCCTTTGAAGACCGCAGACGATTCCAAATCTTTGTATGAGGGCAGCATGGAAAACCCAACAAGCACTAAAGAAAAACTGACGCTCTACGTCACTCTGATGGTTAGCACCACGCTGTGCATTTCTGTTCTGTCAATGGTGTTTGCGTTCATGCTCGGCCTGTGGGCCAAGGAAGTGGACAACGCCGAAATCTTTAAGATGATTAGCCCAGCCTTCTCGACCCTGATCGGCGGCATGATTGGCTTTCTATCAGGCATCAAACTAATGCAAAACGATGAGGAAAAGAAATGATCGGACTAGACGCAATTCTAAACGTAGGCTCAAAACTCATCGACAAACTGATCCCTGACCCCGAGGCCAAAGCCAAGGCGCAGTTAGAACTGCAAAAGATGGCGCAGGATGGTGAGCTGGCGAAGATGGCCAATGAAACCAAACTGTACGAGACTGAGCAAAACAACCTCACACAACGCGTTCAGGCTGACATGGTGTCTGACTCTTGGCTGTCCAAGAATATTCGCCCTATGACCCTTATATTCCTTTTGGTGGCCTATTCTGGCTTTGCCATCGCGTCCATCTTTGAATACGAGACGCGCGGCGCCTACGTTGAGTTGCTAGGTCAATGGGGCATGCTCGTTATGTCGTTCTACTTCGGTGGCCGTACCATGGAAAAAATCGCGGACAGGGTTAAAAAATGACACCACACTTTACTTTAGAAGAACTAACGCACACCGATCACCGTGAGTTAGACAACACGCCAAATGAATCTGAAATCGCAAACATCCAAAGGCTTGCTGAGTTCCTTGAGCAAGTCAAAGAAGTCTTGGGCGGCAAGCCCATCATGGTCAATTCAGCTTTCCGATCAAAAGCTGTCAATGACGCTGTGGGCAGTAAAGACACTTCTCAGCATCGTATTGGCTGCGCTGCTGACATTCGTGTTCCCGCTATGACACCAGACCAAGTGGTCAGGGCAATCATTGCGTCAGACCTTGGGTTTGACCAGGTGATCCGTGAGTTTGACCGCTGGACGCATGTGAGCATACCCAACACGCCAGAGGCCAAACCACGCAAACAAGCCTTGATCATTGACAAGACTGGGACTCGGGCGTTTGCGTAACTTTGTAATACTTGGCAGGCATCTTGGCATTCTTATCGAGTTGTTTTCGCAGCCAGCCAATGCCGCCAAGTTCTTGGAAAATCATCATGTGCCGGTCAGTCAATCGAATTTGACGACCCTTGAGTGGTTCTGGTGGTTTAGGACGAGGCATCACTTCTCCTCTGTTGAACTGTGTAAGTACGCCGTCAGGCGTTTAATCTGCGCCTCACGGTACTTGCACATTGACTCTGCGTATTCCTTGGCAGTCTGGGCTTCCAGCAGCTTGCGCTTGCACTCTTCAAGTTCTTTGAGCGCCAGCATCTCAGCAGTTGGCACATCGAATATGGATTTGAAATAGCTTACGGTTTGTTGAAACATTACATTACTCCTTGTTAAGTGTTACACAGTGTATCACAGTT